AGTCGCCTTGCCCTCCATGCGACTTGTGCGTAGCTCCATCACGTTGGGACGGATGCCCACGACGACCTTGGAGAACCCGGATACCTTGTCGTCCTGGGCAAAGACGCCTGCGCGGTCAATGGCCTCTGCCAAATCGTGCGGGAGGTCCGTAGCGACAACTTCGCGGAAACCGTCAAGGATCTCGATGTACTTGAGGTGTGTTTCCGTGGGGTAGCCCGAGCCGTCTGTCTTCTTGATGGTCCAGACGATCCCGGATTCAGTGAGAAAGTGGACAAATCCCTGGGAAGACGTGGGACCGTGGCCCTCTCCACGGCTGTGGGCGATCTGCACGAGGTCCGAGCAGTTCAAAAGCTCTTTTGCGTAGTCGCTGTTGAGGGCAAATTCCCCGAGGTCGTGGGAAATGACCTCTTCACCCACAAGCTCCCGGGTGTCATAGGCGTTGAAGCGGAACTGGTCGCGGGAGAGCATCTTGTCCTTGGTGAAGAGGACGAAAGGCTCCGTGGTCTTCCCGTTGTCCAGGCGCACGAGGGCCAAAGCACTCACGAATCCAGTGGGCAGATTGGTCCACTTGAGTTCAGCGAGGTTGAGGTTGGCGAGATGGGCCGAAAGGGAATCGGAGAATGTGGCAGGTTCCACGGTGCCCTTGTCGCTTGCGATGGTCCAAGCGCCCGAGTCGGCTACGGTCACTTCCACCGTGTCGCACTTGAGCTTTCCGACATAGCCTGCAAGGTACTTTGCCTTGAGGCATCCGGTGACTGTGACGGCCTTGTCGTCAACGTCCTTGAGAGGGGCCGAGACGCTGATTTCGCCGTTGTAGCTGTGGATGTAGCCACTGGAGATCACGAGGCTGTCAGAGCCTTCAAGGGCCTGAGAGGTGCCGGTGCCGGACATGACTAGGCGAACTGAGTCCTTGAGTGCCTTGACGGAGATTGTGTTCTTGGTTGTCATTGGTTTCTTTCTGTTTCTTGTGTGGGGTGGGTTAGAAGAATAGGCCCCATATCGCAGGGGCCTTGGGTGGTTTAGGCGATTGTCACTTTGCGGTTTCCGCCAAAAGCGTTTGCACGGTCTTCGCGGTTGCTGCGGACAAACTCAAGGGCGGATTCCATGGAGTCACGGTAGAAAGCCATCCCAGCGCGGACGATCAGGAAACCTTCGGAACCGTTGGTAATCGTGGCCTCAGTCTTCCGGCCATCCTTGACTATGGTTTGGCCGTTCTTCGTGGTCACTTTGAGGGTGATGGTTTCCATGATCCTTTGTCCTTTTCGTTTAGACCGTTGCGGCCTTGGTGATGGAGTTAAAGATACGGCCTAGTCATTGACTTGTCAAGCCCTCAGTCTAAATCTTTTCCAAATTTCCCTCCAAGCTCCTTTGGACGAAACACAAGGTCGCTGTGGACATCCGATAGCCACCTAGAGTCTAAGTAGGGCCGTGCCACATCGAGACACTGGAGAACGACTACTTGGTCGTCCCTTGTCCCATTGTCGCGGGAAACCGATGTAGACACCCGCATGATCCCCATTTCCCGCTCTTTCGCTGTGGAGTTGAGGACCAGTGACTTCGTGATGTGGTTGAGCTTCCGCGACTCCTCAGAGACATTAGACTCCGATGCACCACCACCAGCCGACCCCTTGAAGTTGGTGTGACTAGGGGAACAGACGGCAATGTTGTACTTCTGGCCCAAGCCGCGAAGCCGCATCCAGTTGTCATTGAGGTTATGGCGCGTCTCTTTACTTTGGAGCCGGGAGTCTAGGTAGTCTGCGGAGTCAATGACGACAAAGTCATAGTCGCGTCCCGTTGCCGCCTTGTGCTCTTTCATCACGGCTTCAACGTCAAGTAGCGATGCCCCTGAGTTCGGGAAGTTCTCAAAGTCCAAACAGCCGCCCTTAGACACTTGGGCTAGACCCTGCATCACTTTCCGGATGGCGTCACGGTTCAAGTCAACGCCCGGGCAATCCTTGGACAAATGGACTATTTCACCACCTTTGAACGTAGGGAAATCGACTCTCCGGGACGTAGCCGGGCGCCCCACAAGATGCCGCCAAAGCCGCCGCGCCTTTTGCTTCTTGACTAGCTCAAAGTCGCAAACAAGGACGTGACACCCAGCCAAAGCCGCCCGAATCGCCAAAAGGTCCACCATCCATGACTTCTTACCTTTGGCCGGGGCCATGGGCGCAATGAAGTCGCCCCGGATGATTGGCCCTACAAGCTCCCCAAGGGCACCCGGTAGAGTGAAGAGGGTGTCGTCTTCTGCCGTCAATGCGTCAAGGACCAAGTCGGCATCTGAGAACATGGACACAAGACCGCTCCCTTTACGCCCCGGCTTCGTGTAGCTGTCCAGCGCCTTCTCGACGGACGCAAGGTCCCCGGAAGCGATGGCGCCCTCTAGGCGGTCCTTAAGGCGCTTGGCTACACAGATCCCTAGCGTCTTCCTGGCCTGCTCTTGGGCATACTCGATGACCCTTGGAGGCCGGGAAGCCGCCGTGTCGGAAAGGCTCTTTAGGAGGTCTGTGATGGCTTGGGAATCGGCTTCGGGGAGTGTCCCTTGGTTGCTTTGGAGGATCTGTGGAAGGGCGGATACAGGGGCCGTCTCTCCGGCGTGCGGCAAGTAGTCCCAGATCCAACGGCAAAGAGTCCGCATCCATCCCGATGTCCATAGAGTCGGGGCGTTTGGGAACTCTGAGGCCATGCCATTTGCGACTTCAAGGGATAGGATGATGTCGCAGAGGGCTTGCCGCTCGGGGTCTAGGTTGATCTCTGTGACTTTCATGCCTTTGGCTTGATCTCTTTGATTATCAGATTCCCCGCGATGGGCATACAGCAGCATCCGAGTTTGCGGTACGTTGTAGTGTCGCATTGCTGCTCATGTAGCTGAAGGTCACAACCTTTACACGGATTGACATCTGGAGCATTCACAAGTCTGCCGACTGGTAGGCTCTGCCAAATCCGCAAGGTCACTTTGCACCCCCGGGAACAGACTTCCACAGGCCGCTTCCCTTAGTGGCTATTTGGCCTTGGTACTGGCCGGTATAGCCTTCTTCGGTGGAGCCTTCCATCGTGTGCAGGGTGATTTGGCAACAGCGCGTCCCGGCGTATAGCTTCACAGGGTACGGGAGTGCGTTGACGACTTCAAGCGTGATGGAGCCTTGGAATCCTGGGTCAATGATCCCTGCCGTCTCTGCAAAGAGCCCTGCGCGGCCAAACGAGGAGCGTCCGTCAACCTTGCCGAACAGGGACGAATCGAGGTGGATCACTTCGGCGGTGCGTACAAGGACAAAGCCGTGAGGGGGCATGGTGAACGTGTCACCGTGGAACTCGTGGTAGTCGATAGGCTTGGCGGTGTCGAGGTGTCTGTCTATCGAAAATTCCCACCCTCCAGCATTCGGCTTGGGGACCATCCAATGCCGCCCAAGGGTCAGGTCAATGGATGCCGGTTGCAGGGCTTCTGGGTCGCCATTGGGAAACCACGAACGCCCACGGCCAAACATCGCCTCGGGATCTGTTGACCGCTCCCACCCCGGGAACGGTGCTCCATCGTCGTCAAGGATCTTGATTCGTCCGTCGAATACGGCTTGGCGGATGGCGCTTTTTGCGAGGATCATTTTATCGACCTTTCCTTTATACCGTGAAAGATAGGACACAAGGCGCCTACCGTGATGGACTTTTTAGCTTTCGTATCGTGTCAAGGACCGCCGCCTCTTCGTCTTCGGAGAAATCAAACTTACCGTCAAGGATGCTTGCCGCCATACGCCTACGGTCCTCAAGGACGGCTACCTGGACCTCGTCGATAGTGTCCGGGGCCATGAGGTAGTAGACGGTGACAGAGTTCTTTTGACCCATGCGATGTAGGCGGCTTGTGGCTTGGTCAATTAGCGACCAGCTCCATGTCGCTTCGGCAAATGCCGTGTGAGAGCATACGTCCTGTAACCCGTCCACACCGACACCGGCGGACGCAATCTGCCCAAGGAACACCCGGCACGTTGGGTCCTTGCGGAAACGGGCGATAGCGGACTCTTTGTCCTTCTGGGACACTCCACCGGACACACGGACACACGCCTTCCCAAAATGGGCTTCTAGGTGGTCCATGGCCGCAACATGCCAAGCCCATAAAGTGAGCTTCTCGTCTGAGTCTTCAAGGAACTCTGACACCCACTGAATCAAGGCGTCCTTCTTCAAGTCATACGCCGATGCGGTCAAAGCCGAAAGTCGCTCCTGCAATAGGCCGGTATTGACGCCTTGCATGGATAGGATCTTATTCTCGGCTTCTCGGTAGCTCTCCGACATCTGGCAATCGAGGAGGACGGGGGTGTAGACGCGATCCGGGAGGTCCTTGAGGACATCGGCCTTAGTCTTCCGAATACTCCAGTTCCTGACCTTCTCGTGTAACTCTTGGACATTTGAGGCGCCTGTGTACGTCATGCGTCCGCCAAATCCGGGGCGGGGAGCGCAATATCTGTTCAGATAAGTAAACTCCTTGCCACCACAGAAAGCCGGGTCCATGGCGTGTGCAATCGTCCATAGCTGGGCAGGCTTCGAGGTCATGGGGGTGCCGGACAAGGCGACTAGGGGACGGCCTTTAACAAGCTCCCGGAACGTCTTTGTCCTCTTGGAACTAGAGTTGCCTACCGCCTGGACTTCATCGGCAATCACGGTTGCAGGTGTCCATTTAAGGATCTGAGGAAGCCAGCCGGAAAGGATGTCCCAGTTTACAAAGGCAAGCTCGGCCCTTGGGTTGATTGGGAGGTTTCCGCGATTGGTCCCGTTGAGGACTTCTACACGGCCCTGTAAGCCCCATTTCTTGACCTCACGGGGCCATTGGAGCTTTGTAGACGCTGTGGTGATGATAAGGGCCGGTCGGAGGTCCTGGCGCCATTTGAGCCAAGCTAGACTAGTCAATGTCTTGCCCAATCCAGGATCAAGGAACAAAGACGCATTGCCGTTTAGATGCTTGAGCATCTGCAAGGATTCCGTCTGGTACGGGCGCAAAGGCAACCCAAGATCAGGCACCTCGACGCTTTCCCACGGCGGCGTCCATGGTGCAAGCTCCCGTGATGCCGGGGCGCTTGGTAGCCCGATACTTGGGGGCGTGGGAAGCTCAAAGCCGCCTTGCAACAACTTCTGCCGGTTGGCTTGGTTGTCTTTGACGGTCCAGAGCTTTGTCTCTAGGTGGAAATAGCGGCCTTCAAGCCCACGGACAAGGGCCAAAGCCTCTGACCACGCCGGGCCGCTTGTCTTCCACTGCACCCACAATGCGCCTTTGGCATCTGGTTCAAAGACCCTTTTACCATTTGGGCAAGGTTGGGGCGATGGGGCTTGGGGCTTTTGGGCCTTGAGGTTCATGCGTCCACGATCTCTTTCCTTTGCGTTAGCCGGTTTAGCGGCCTGGCGTCTCTTGAATCTAGGTTACTTGGCTTGATTTGTCAAGGGGACAGAGCGACAAAAGCAATCCTAACCCGTGCATCCACGGAACGGCGATGCGCCGCCCGTGATGACAACGGTTAGGAATCAGGACAAATACAACACACATCGTCCCCTTGCACCACAATGCACAATCCGCTTGTAGCCACCTCGTGCCCACGCTTCCTTTTGTCCCCTATGTACAAATAGATTCCCGTGGTGCCTGCTATGTCTTGCACCGCTTCGGACCACTCACGCTCCCCTGGCACCGGGAACCATCCTCTTTCGCCAGCCTTATTCATATTTTGCCACAGGATCAAACACCGAATTAGCGTTGCATGGTCCCGGGTGAATAGGCGCCATCGCACTTTGTGCCTTTCGGCTTTGGGGCGGTCGTCTTGGTCCCCGAACTGGTCCCGCGCGGCTATGGCCTCGGGAAGCTCTAGCCACCCTATCACCCGTGCGACCCTCTCCCAGTACGTATCGACGTAGATCGGGTTCTCAAGGCCGTTGTAGTGCCATTCTAGGGACTTCACGACTTCGGGCGCCAAAGCCCCTTTGATCCTTTTGACTTGGGCACTATCCTGCAAAGGGCGCTTGGCTATTTGGGCAAGGCTAAATGGCTTCCTTTGCCGCTTTTGGGGCGGGGCTTGGAATATGTCAACGTCCACGCCCGGCCCTTACGAGTGCTTTCCAAAGCGCATCCAAGTCGGCATAGCGTTCTTGGGTGCTCATCAGAAGTCACCCTCAAGCTCGATCTCCGTGACGGTATAGGTCGCTTCTTCCCACGAGAACGTACTCCAATGGCCTGATGTGTCCATGGTTTGCAGTTCGGCTTGGAACACACCAGCGACCTTGCGCCCTTCTGGGTTGCCGTAGTAGCCCCCGCCGTTGGCACCACGCAATGCAGATTCCATTTTGCCGGAAAGATCATTCAGCTTCTTTGCAAAGGCGTCAGCGGCGCCTTGGTCCACGAATGCCTTGACATCCCATTCGGTGTGATCGGAATATGCGCCACATTCCCCATATACCCTGTAGATAGTTCGTGTGCTCACCGCTTGACCTCCTGACACATTGTAGCCGCATGGTTCCCGCGCTCCATTTCCACCCTTTGAGCGATGCGGCCGGCTTCCGTGCAGGCTTTGAGGTTCTGGAACTTATCGACGGGCCGCATGGTGATCTGACCGCCCGAATGGTATGCAAGGATCAATAGCCATGTGGTCACTTTGCACCGCCTTCCAAGGTCGCTTGCGCCGATTCGACGTGATAGCTCCCGCCGCCTTCCACTGCCGTCTCACCGGCTCGACGCATTTTGCGCCTTGCGTCACGGTCGCTATAGTTGATGATGCGCGTGCTTGCACGCCCATCGCCCTGCACCACTGTCGTCTTGACCCACATAGGCGCCTTCTGCGGCTCAATGTAGCCTTGACGCTCTGACGCACACTCCACTTCGAGTAGGCGGCTTGTAGGCACTTGGCTCGGGTATACGGGCTTGAGACCGGGAAACACCTTCATGCCCGTTGCAATGGCCGCATCTAGGGACGCAAGGCAATCGCCCCTCGTGGCCCCATCTCCGGCAAATGCGACTTCCTGATTTGTCACAGGGTCCTTGTAGACTTTGATGGCGTGGTAGGTGCCATCTTCCAAGAGGCGGATACTCACGGGGACACCGGGAGGCTCATGCCGATTCGGACGCCAAAGTACGCAACGGCCCAAAAGCAAAGCCACAAGGTTTCAGTTGCCTCAAGGTAAAGTCTCATCTTAGTTCCTTTTGAAAATGGGGCCGTTTTCATACCGGCCCCTTGGTTCCCTTGGAATATAGCATCCAAAGGGGCGAAGTGTCTAGGGGATTTAGGCCGGTATGATCTGGACGCCGTTGCAGATTCTGGCGATCTTGCGTCCGATGTACGTCGGATTATTGAGCTTGGTCCAGCGTGCGGAATCAATCTTGTCAGAATCAGCAGACCACACCTTCTTCGCGGAGTCCCACTCCATGCCGATCTCCTTGAGATACATCTTGGCTTCGTAAGTGTTTCCGGTGGCGATCATCTTGTTCATCTTCTGTTCCTTTTGCTCTAAGGCCACTCACGGCGACCTTGTACAGAGAAATATAAGGGGCTAGACTTGACTTGTCAAGCCCCTTGGATGATTTAGGCCATTTTGCGGAAAGGGACGCAATTCGACGGGAGTTCTTCGGCCTCTTGGGCCTTGGTAGCCGTGGCCGGAGTGGCGACCATGTATCCGCGCTCAAAGATCGCGCAGACGACTTTGCGGAGCTTCTCCATGGTTTCCGGGGGCAGTTCTTCGGCGCGGATGTATGGACCTGCAATCTCGGTGTACATGACAACGGCGTCCTGCTGGTCTTGGGACATGGCCTCCCAGTTGCAACGGGCCAAAGCCCAACGGTACAGGGACACGGCGCAACGATCGAGGGCGCCCTGTGCGGTAGCCGCATCTTCGGAGAAGCGGGAAGGGGTCAGTGCGATCATGGAGACAAGGGCGGCGTAGGCTTCCGAGACCATGGCGGCGAAGTCGCGGGACATGCACTCACGGAGAGAGCCGCCCGAGAAATCGTTACGAATCCAGTCCACACGGTTGCGAGCGGTGCGGAGGTCTGTAATCTTGAACTTGGGCTTCGTGGTCATCTTGTCGTCCTTTGCTTGGGCCGTGTTCGGCCTCGTTGATAAAGACAAAGATACAGGATGAACCTAGACAAGTCAAGGTATCAAGTGAAAATAAGTCACTTAACTCTCATGGCGACCACGGCGGCTTCCAGAGCCCTTGACGCTGTGGAGTAGGTCCCTGTGCGCCCTCCACGCCACATCGCATAGAATCCGCGCTCTAGGATACGCCCGTCTTCCCGGTAGTCAACGAACTGCACCGTGATCCCTGTCCGGCTACTCTTAACTGCATCGTCAAGCCCCTCCATTATACGGCCTCAATGATACGGTTCTTTGCCACTGCAAGAATGGCCATCTGGCGATCCTTCCCGGTGTTTACGATCATCTCCTGCATCTTCGTGATGCACTTGAGAGCCATAGCCTTGTCACCGTTGACCTTGTGCATGATGTGGGCCTGAATGGTGCGGATGTCGTTGCGAATGTTCATCTTGTCGTCCTTGTGGCTTTGGGCCGCTTCATCGCCGCCCCTCTGTAAACCAATATATCCAAAGTACCTAGACAAGTCAAGGCGCCTAGTGAAAATAAGTCACTTTTCTTCCGGGTACACCGATCCGCCCTTCCGAAGCGTCCCTCGGTGGCTTGATCGGCTGGTGTCCCGGTTACCCGGTCCCAATGGCCCTCCGATTTGCGGCCCTTGTTACAGGGTCCCGTGGAGGGGAGTAGCGGCTTGCAGGGTTGCGGCCTCCGGTAGGTCTGGAGCGACTTCGGCGGTCCCGTTGCAAGGGCTACAGGGGAATATAGGGGCTACTTCTTTGGTGTGTCAAGTCCCCATTCTTGGACCTTATGTGCGATCCATTCGACGCCCCTGGGAGTGAACCGCATCTGCACAGTTGCGAAGCCGTCTTTCGTCACAAGCTCCTTAACCTCAAAGCGTCCCGCCTCCATGTGGTCAGCGTGCGGAGTCAGTTTCCCGGACAGGCGGAAAAGAATCTTGTGGTCCAAAAGAGCCTGCACGAACTTCCGCTCCGGTACCTTTAGGGCCTTTGCTACCTGCCGAAGCGGCTGGGTCTGTTTGGCTTCTACGAAAAGGTCCACAAAGGCCACTGCGGGGGCCTGTGCTTCCAGTTGCCGTGCTTGGGCCTCGATTGTCTCTTGCTGTTCGGCGGCAAGGCGCAGGGCTTCGGCAAAGGACGTGGGGACCTTGAATGCCGTGACGGCTTTGGACTCCAGCTCAATCCAGCGGTCAATGATCTTGGCCCGAAGCTGGACGCTGTAACCGGATGCCAGGATGAGGCATTCGCGCTTCGGGAGGCGGTAAATGCTGTACTCCTGCCTGTTTTGGGGGTTTATGAGGGTGTGCCCAAATTTGAGCACACCCCCTTCGCCCATGTCTTCGAGCATCTTGTCAATGTCCCGCATCACATTGCGATGCTCCTTTCCGGTCAGCTTCGCGATTTCACGGCTGTCCATCCCGTCAAGGTCTGTCAGTGTTGCAAGTTCCATTCTCGACTCCAAACAAAACAGCCGCCCGGGAAGTCCTTGGGTAAAGTATGCCTAGTTTCCTAGACAGCCAAGGGGCCGGGCGGCTATATCTCAAATCATGGATGTCAGGTACTTTACCTCCCGACATCTAGGAACATAGCTCCAAAGATCCCGAAAGTCAAGCGCCGTCTCAACAAAGTACCATGGACGCATTGAAATGTCAAGGGGTGCAGGGGACTTTATTTTCTTTCGCACTCAGCCGCCTCAGATGTTATATTTGGGACTTGACTTTGGCTAGCACCACGGTCTAAATTGATCTAACGGCCCATCCGGCCCCTCTGGGAACCTGCAAAGGTTCCGTGCTAGCAGAGGACTACCCGGATGGGCCTTCTTTGTTTGGTGGACGTTGCCTAGACTCGCCAGCATCTCGGTGAACATTGACTACAAGGCGGCATCTAGCTTCCTTGAGCAGTTCCCGCTGTCGCGTCTTCAACGCCTTCGCATCCTTGCGTTTGCAAACACTATCGCCGCCGGGAAAGAGGAAGCCGTGAAAGACGGCCTACAAAGCCCTGTAAGGCGCTATGTAGGCTCTTCCCGCCTCTCTGAGTACTTCCGGGACTACCAGACGTTCCTGGCCCTCCTAGACGGCTGTGCGGCCCCGGATGGGCGCCGTCTAGTCTGGATGGCCGAAGACTGCACAAACCACAAGCCCCGTGTCTTTGAGGTGGACCGCTCCTTTGTCCTACCCGGCCTCCGAACGATCCAAATCCCCAAAGCCGACAAAGAGCAGTTTGAAGCCGTTTGGCGTAAGAGGGTCAAGGCCGGGCAGAAGTGTTCCTCCGATCTCCCTGTCCGCATTGCAGTCGATTTTAGCACCTATGCCTCCATGCTCCGAGAGCACCGGGAGAATAGGTCAATAGCCGACAATGAGCCATTCAGCGAAGACGTGTTCCAAGATGAACTGCGGACGACATGGGAAGTGATCTCAAAGGTCAACGAGACGGGAAGTATCAATCCGTCCCGTGAGTACCGTGGCCGCTGCTACTCCGACATCACGACTCTACCAAAGTTCGTCGATAGCCTTGTGACCATTGACGGCAAGGCGACTGGGCACATTGACCAGCACGCAACCTACTTCACATTCCTACCCGTGATCCTTGGTCGCTATAAGGGGCAGGACGGCGCCTACCACGCTGAGGTTGCCCAGCTACGCCGGTTCATCGTTGAAGCTGTAGAAGGGCCGCATAAGGGCATCTATGGAGCAATTGCGGCGGGGTGCTCAAGTAGGTCCATCGTCACGGCATCCCAGATCAAGGGCGAAGTGCTGGCATGGATCTGTAACCCCGAAGCCGGCAAAGCCAGGTACGCGGCTGTGTCCATGTGGTTCCGTGGTAGGTTCCCTCGGCTGTGGTGCGTCTTGAATCGCTTGAGGGCCTATAACCGGGTATCTGGGGACATGATGGAGCTTGAGGCGTCTATCTTCCTTGAGGCGTCTAGGAGGCTCAAAGCAGAGGGTGTCCACTGTGTCACAAAGCATGATGCACTGATTTTCACGGTAGACCATGCGGAGCGTGCTGAGGCTGTTCTGAGGGAGCATTTTACCCGTGCAGGAGTCGTTTTCACGGGGAAGAAGTGGATGCCGGAGTCTGCACCGATAAGGACCAGTTTTGCACCGATAAGCCAAAATGAAAACCGCGAAATTGAGCCAGAATCGCCACTTGCATCTGTTTTTGTACACTATTGTAGCTGTGCCCCCCGGCTCCCTCCCTCCCCGGTGGTGGCTAAAAATGATGCTATTGGGGGCTTATCGGTGCAAAGCCGCAGACGCAAGGCATCCATCATCATCAGGGGCGATGGGAGGATGCAGGTGTCGTGGAAAAACAGGAAGTACAACAGCAAAAAGGGGGAGTCTGAGGGGGATTTCCGCAAACGACTAGCCGCCCTCGACATCTTCCCCGCCTAAATCGTCTATTTGCACTGGACACCTTGACAAATCAAGTGCCAGACGTTACCTTTGTAGACATGGAAGCCTTGTCGCCCAGTTGGTAGAGGGCTTTAGGTCGCTGGTTCGAGTCCAGCCAAGGCAGAAGTTGACACCCGGAAAGACGGGAACGGGTTGCCTGCTCTACTGGACTGAGCACCGGACTGTAAATCCGGCGTCGAAAGGCAAACAGGTTCGATTCCTGTGCAACCCATCCGCCACGGTGACGCAATTGGTAGCGTACCTGCTTTGTACCCAGGATGTTGGAGGTTCAAATCCTCTCCGTGGCTCTTAATCCATACAACGGCCTCTAGAGGGGCCTAGAAACCGAAAGGATCATTTTGACTACCCAAGTACCCGCCGCCCTCCTGTCCCGCGCCCTTGACGAGTTTATGAAGCTCCACAGCCTCGTTTACGATTTCGTCCAGGCTCACTCATGGGCTGATGCCTCTTGGAAGTCCCACGAAGCCATTAAGCCGCTTTTCGACTACATCGAAGAGGAGCAAGCCGCCCATAAGGCGATTGAAGACGCAGTGGCCGAAGTCGAAGATGAAGAGGCCGAAGGGGACAAGGTCGTCCACTAATGCCATTCTGCCACCATCCCCGCATTTTCCCATACATCCCCGGCCCCATCCTCCGATCCCTCCACCGTGACATTTGCCGCACTAGGGGTCCACGCTGGGGAACAAAGTGCCCAAACGCCCCATACACCAAATCCGGTACATGGCTCCAATTAGTTTCCTACCATGCCGAGATCCTCCGGGAGATGCGTGCCCGTGGCTACCGCTTCCAGCGCCAATGGGCCGACCCTGCATACCGTGGACGCAAACACGACAAATGGCCCGACCTCCAAAGCTCCATCCTCCCAACGCCCTACCCCGAACACAACGAAGCCCACTACATCCGATCCCTTGAGGCACTAGAGGCCCGTGTAGCCCGTGGGAGTCATTGGACACACGAAGACCGCCAAAGACTCTCCCTCGCCCCTAGAAGGCCCCTGTAGTGCCCAAGGAACCCCAGAACCATTGTCACTGCGGGAAGCCAATCCGCAAAAATGCAAAGTTCTGCGTTCTCCACGCCGCCGAACACGGAATGCAATACGTCAAAGTCGTCCACGGCGCCCCTTGTGCCCGGATCGGCTGTACAAACCGCCTACCGGCCGGCTGGAAACCACGGATCAAAGGAAGCTCCCCGCGCCTGTATTGTTGCCGTGCGTGTAAGATCATGGCCCGAAAAGACAGCCCATCACACGCACCAAACCACCGCGCCGCCCAGTCACGCTACATGGCGTCCATCCGGGAACTGGAGCGCCGATTCCGCGAAGGCACCGCATGAACCCAGAAACCCTAGCCATCGCCCGAGAGAACCTAATATCCCTCGGCAACTCCAGTCCATCACCCGACCAAGTAGCCAAAGAAGCCACCCGCATCCACGAAGCGAACAAAGTCTCCGTAAGGCTCAAGAGGTGCTAAGGCTCCTCGTGACAGGTGGCCGTGACTTCACAGACTACAAAGCCGTCTCAGCCGCCCTAGACGCAATCCACACAAAGACGCCTATCACCCTCTTGATCCATGGAGCCGCCCGGGGCGCCGACTCTACAGCCGCTATATGGGCAAAGAACCGCAACGTCCCTCAAGCCCCATTCCCGGCAAACTGGGACAAGCACGGCAAAGCCGCTGGATTCATCCGCAACCAGCAGATGATTGGCGAAGGATACCCAACCGCCTACCACGCGTTCCCAGGCGGAAATGGGACAGCCGACATGGTGCGGAGGTGCCACAAGCACAACATCCCCGAAGTCTAAAAACTCCCAAACCGCCCAAAGAACCACGGAGCAAAAACGCCCCGGGGTTTTTCGCATCCCAAAAACTCAAAACCAAGGCCACTAAAAACTACCACACCACCTAAAAACTCCTTATCTTAAAAACTCATGCACTCCAAAAACTCCACCCTCAAAAACTCCAAGGCACCCTAAAACATGGCACGCCCCAAAGGATCAAAGGACAAAGCACCAAGGAAGCCACGGGTAGTCCCTAATCCCAAGGTGCGCCATCGCGTCACCAAAGACATCCAGTCCCCAGCCATCCTCCCGTACCAAACAGACTTAGAACCAAAGACCACGACCGTCAGAGGGGCAAAGCGCCAAAAGTCCCAAATGATCGCGGCGGCAAAGGGGAAAGAGGGACAGGAAGCCCGTGCAGCCGACCTTAATCAAAAAGAGACTCTAAACTCCCCTATTACCTTAACCTGCAAAGACATCACTCCGGAAACGCTACTAGGGCGCCCTCCTTACAAGTGGACTAAGCAGGTGGAGGATGTGTTCTTCATGCGGATTAGTGACGGGGAGCCTTTGAAGGCCGTGTGCAGGGAACCGGGGATGCCATCGGCGCCTATTGTGTTTCAGCGGCTGACATCCGACCCAGAGTTCCAGAGTCGCTACGCACATGCACGCGCCGTCCAAGCCGACATGATTGCCGATGAAGTCCTTGAGATTGCCGACGATGGCCGCAATGACTGGATGGAGCGACATGGCCGCGATGCTGAGGGGTGGCTACTCAACGGAGAGCATACCGCACGTAGCCGCCTCAGAATCGACGCACGCAAATGGTACCTGGAGAAGATCGCCCCAAAGAAGTACGGGAACGCAATGAGGATCGACGGGGAGCAGACAGTGACCCACAACATCAGCGATGACGTGGTGTCGTTCCAAGAGATCGCCAATCGCGCCCTTGACCGCTGGAAGACACAAGGACTCCTAAGTGCCCCCAAAGCGACCTAAGAACGGCATCCGCCTTGGAGACATGCCGTCCCAAGATGCACCAGCGTGGACAGAGGCCCAAATAGAGCTTCTGTGGGACGATCCCGCGCTCCTTGGCCTCTACATCGGCAAAGACCTCCAAGTGACCTACACGGGGGATAGGCACCCAATCTTCTATGGAGGCAAGGATGTCCCGGACGGCCTACACTCAATGTGGATCAAGTCACTATGGGTACCATCCATCGAGGGTAAAGACTCCGGAGTCATGGCCCACCGTAACTCCCTCAAGACGACTTGCATGTCTGAGATCGGGACCATCTGGAATTGGACCCTCAAGCCGTTCAAGCACAATAACGACCGTGTGATGCTTGTCCGTGGTAACTTCACAGCGGCAAAGTCGTCCAAGGATGTCATTGTCCGCAACATGAAGCACCCTGTCGTCGTGTCCCTATTTGAGACCTTGTACGGCCCGGGATGTACTGGGACAGTCTTCGACCGCGACAATGAGACCTTGTACAAGTTCAAGGAATCGGCCACCAAAGAAGGGTCCATCACCGCTTGGGGCGTCCTCCAAGACTTTACAGGCTTCCACTGTGACCGTGTACTTGGTGACGACTTTGTAACCCGTGAATCCCAGTACTCAAGGGCCATCCGGGAAAAGACGATCGCCGCCGTCCAAGAGATCCAAGCAAACATCAAAGACAAGAACGGCGGATCATGCCACTGGATCGGCACCCCATGGCATGAAGACGATGCGTGGTCCGTGATTCCCGATCCCATCAAGTTCGCTCACCGCCCATGGACCACCGATTCTGGCGAGTTCATTCCCGGCACCTTCATCATGTCGGATGCCGAGTATGAGGACGCCATTTGGGGCACCAGGAAGGACGGGAAGCGGTACCGCAAGATCTCGCCATCCCAAGAGGCCGCAAACTACGCACTGAACCCGAACGTCCGTGATTCCGGGATGCTTTTTGCCGAACTAGGCGATATGGCAATCTGGCAGAATGGGACTAGGGACGTTGTGTCTCACCTCGACTGCCGGTACGATGGCGACCACTGGACCGCCTTGACCATTGCCTCAAAGCTCCAGGACGGAAGAATCCAGATCACCGGCCACGCATGGGAAAAGCACGTCGATCACATCACCGACGAGATTTGCTCCCTTTGGGCACGGTACAAGGTAAAGAGGCACACTCAGGAGCGTAACCCGGATAAGGGCTACACCATGAAGCTCCTAGAAGCGGAATCCAGGAAGAAGGGCCTAAACATCCAGTTCCTCAAGGACAGGGACGGGAAGCCCGGCTACATGGAGGGCACCAATAAGCACCGGAAGATCACGACACACCTCCTGCACCATTGGGGGAACCTCGTATGGGACACCGATTGTCAAGAGGATTATCTGGATCAGGTGCTAAATTACAGGGAAGGGGAAGAGCCCGATGACGCACCAGACTCAGCGGCTTCACTACTCCGAGAATTTTACGACGAAACAAAGCCCCAAGCGGGGTCAGACTGGAGAATCAGATAAATGGGCTTCCAAGGACCTAGCAGCTACAGACAAGACGGCCTAGTCAACGCCCTCACAGGCATCGGCGGTCAGCAGGACAAGACGCGCTCCACGACATACCTCCCGGCCTCGTGGATCGACGACTACACCCTGACCTCCCTATGGTCCTCTAATGGTGTAGCCGCCAAGATTTGCTCCTTGCAGATTGACGACATGATCCGGGCATGGATCGAGATCCCCGACGACAAAGACGGAAAGCTCCTAAAGGAACTTGACCGCCTCAACGTCCGTGAGTCCCTACAGCGCCTCCTCTACTGGACGGACCTGTACCGGGGCGGCATCGCCGTCTTGATCCTGGGCAACACGGGCCAAGACCTCAAGGCCCCATTGTCCAAGAGCCAAGAGAACGCCCCATTGGTCAAGATCGCCGTGTACCCGGCCACACGCAAGGCCATTGCAAACACCTCTTCCGATATGGTCATTGACCCCACATCCCCTTACTTTGGCGATTTGGAGTTCTTCAAGGTCCAGCCGCCCGACACCCCATCAGGCTTCGAGGTCCATGCCTCCCGGTGCATCATCTCCAAGGGCGCCCCCATCCCCCCGGACGCAGAGCTTGATTGGGAGTACAGGTACTGGGGTGTCTCAAGGCTCCAAAGGGTCTGGGATGCACTCGGTAACTACGATGTGGCCCACAATGCCTT